GGCGCGATCTGGTGGCTGGACGAGCCGGACTTGGTCGCGGCTGCCAAGTCCGAACAGGACCAGCGCTACCAGACAGATGCGTGGGACGCCCGCATCGATCGATGGCTGGTCTACGAACGACGCCGCGTCAACCGCGGATACGTTGGCTACGACGATTGGCAGGACGAGGAGGTCGGGCGCGCTGCTCCGCTCACCGATGTCTCGATCGGCGAAATTCTCGAAGGCGCGCTCGGCATCGAGGCGGCGCGGTGGACGCGCGCGGATCAGATGCGTGTCGCGGCCTACCTCAAGGCGAAGAACTGGGTCCGGTACCAGGCGCGGATCGGCGCCGGACGCGAGTCGCCGCGCGAGTGGCGCTATCGCAGGACCTGATCACGCCAGAGGTTGGTGGTTGGTGACAGGTTGGTGACAGAAAAATCGCTGAAAGAACAACGGTGTCACCATTGTCACCAACGTCACCAACCGTTGCAAACCATGTGCGTAAGAGATGTGCTCAAAGCAGGCTTCTCTATAGGGGCGTCTGTAGGATCACGTTGGTGGTTGGTGACGTCGGTGACACATGGGGCTAACCCTCTGATCGAGTGATCGAAAGGTGTGTCACCACTCTCCGCCGAGGTTGGTGCCAGGCGCAGTGAACACGGTGACACTTGCGATCTTTTTCGCTGCTGTTCGCTGGCAATTGTTTTGTGCTTGATCCCCAACACGCACTGCCCCTAACGTCGGAGCCGACCAAAGCCGAAGGCCCACTCGCGTGAGCCTTCGTTGTGAAATCCTCTCGAACGCGGACACTCGACCCCGCCGCAAGGCTGTTTTGTGGTGATCAATCAGCCGTTCTTGCTCTCGACCTCGGCTCCTTTACCGGCTGGGCTCTCCGCGGCGCTGACGGCGCCATCACCAGTGGTGTGCAGCAGTTTCGGCCAAACCGCTTCGAAGGCGGCGGCATGGCTTTCCTGCGCTTCAATCACTGGCTCAGCGAACTCGCCGAGAGTTCAGGGCCGATCACGGCTGTGTTTTTTGAGGAAGTGCGCGCGCATGCGGGGACTTTAGCCGCGCACGTCTATGGCGGCTTCCTCGCGCATCTCGAAGCCTGGGCCGAATTCCGCGACGTCTCGTATCAGGGCGTGCCGGTCGGGACGATCAAGCGCTTCATCGCCGGCAAGGGCAACGCGGACAAACAGACAGTAATCGCCGCCGTGAAGGCGCGCGGCTTCGCGCCTGCCGATGACAATGAAGCGGATGCGATCTCGATCCTGCTCTGGGCCATCGAGAACTACGGTGGCACGAGATGACGCGCGTGCGCCTTCTGGATCGGCGTGCCGCGGAGACTGTCGAGCTCGAGCACGGAGGACAGCGGTTCACGGTGACAGTCGGCTTCTATCCGGACGGGCGTCCCGGCGAAGTGTTCACACACGGACTCCGAAGCGGCTCCAATCTCGATGGATTGCTGGCTGATGCGTGCGTCGTCGTCTCATTGCTGATGCAGCACGGCGTAGAGGCCAGGGAGATCGCGAGCAGCATGGGTCGGCTTGGGAACGCTGAGCCGGCGTCCATCATCGGTGCGGTGATCGACTTCGCTGTGAGCGCTGCAGGCGAGAAGTCGGAAGGGAGCAACGAGGTCCAGCAATGAGCGGCGAAGAGATGCTCAAGGAAGCAGCGGAGCTCGTCGCCTGCAGACGAGACATCTACGGTGACCCGGCGAGGTCCATGGCTATCGTCGCGGCGCGGTGGTCGCTCACGCTCGGCCGGCCGATCACGCCTGCTCAGGTCGCACTCTGCCTGCTCGATCTGAAGCTGGCGCGCCTTGCGCATGATCACACACATCTCGATTCCATCCTCGACGTTGCCGGCTATGCAGCCGTGCTGCGGGAGATCACGCGATGAGATGGTTTCCGAAAGGCTACGGCGGTGCACGCCAGGCACCCGAGCATCTGAAGCGGGACGGCTGGGTTGAGCAGAACATCCTCGTCGTCAGTCCGGACGACCAACGGCTTACTTGGCCGGAGCGCGAACTGATCCGCCAGATCGGCGAAAAGCTCTACGGCAAGCGAGACGCAGAGGGAGCATGCCATGCCTGACATCAACTGGACGCCGTCTCTGGTCGAGGAACGCTTCGTGGAAGCTGCCGATGTGATGAAACGGCTTCCGGACGTTCGCGTGCCGGGCTACTTCAATACGTGGCCGAAGACGCTGCGGGAGTTCGCCGACTTGGTCGGGCAGGAGCCTGTGCCGATGCGTCGGCCGCTGCCTTCGCCCGACGCGATCAGCCGAATGGAAGAGACGCTGGAATGGCTGCTGTGGCTTGAACCGACGGACGCCAAGATCGTCTGGATGCGATCGACCGGCGAACGCTGGAAGACGGTGTGCTGGACGGTGGGATTGGCCCGTCAGACGGCGCACCAGCACTGGCTCTACGCTCTCTGCGTCATCTCGCTTCGGCTCAATGGACAGAAGGTCCCCAGCAAGCGTTCGCGTCAGTTCGTGATGCAGCGCGCTCGCGTGGCTGCCTGAGAAGCGAATAGAAAAGTGTCCGCCTGACACTTTTCTCACTTCCAAAAGAGGGCGATTTCGATAGCTTCAACGGCATGATCGCGAGAGGCGCGCGCGACGGGTCCTCCCTGGCGGAAAAACCTATGCGGGGGGCAATGGCCCGAAAATTCGCCACCGCCAGCCACAAAATCTGAGTTACCTGTTACCACGCGACGTTGGCGCCTGTGTGCCCTAAGGGCGCGCAACGGCGCGGGTTTTTCGTTCGGCGCGCCTGGTAACCCAGGTGGTAACTCGAAGCGGGTTACCACCCGCCGCGGTACCAATCCGAATCGAACCAAATGACGCCGCGCCTGCCCAATGCGGTCGAGCACTGGACGCTCGATCGGCTAATCCCCTATGCGCGGAATGCCCGGACGCACGATGACGACCAGGTCGCGCAGATCGCGGCCTCCATTGTCGAGTTCGGCTGGACCAATCCGATCCTGGTCGACGCGGAGGGTGGCATCGTCGCTGGCCACGGCCGGTTGCTGGCGGCGCGCAAACTCGGCCTCGTCACGGTTCCGGTCGTCGTTCTCGATCACCTGACGCCCGCGCAGCGGCGCGCCTACGTCATCGCCGACAACAAGCTCGCACTGAACGCCGGCTGGAATGAGGAATTGCTCGCATCCGAACTACATGCGCTGAACGGGAAGGAATTTGATCTCGGGCTCATCGGCTTCTCCGACGCCGAGCTCGACGCGCTCATGGCTCCGCTCGGCGACGAGCCCGAGGCTGGCAGTGAGGATGCCGATGACGCCGCCGACGATATGCCGGCCCCGCCGCGCGAGCCAATCTCTCGCTTGGGCGACCTTTGGCTGATTGGAACCCATCGGCTGCTGTGCGGCGACAGCACCGATCCCTCAGTGGTAGCGCGCGTCATGAATGGCGAGCGCGCGGCGCTCGTGTTCACGTCGCCGCCTTACGGAAACCAGCGCGATTACACCACCGGTGGCGTCGGCGATTGGGACGCGCTGATGTGCGGCGTGTTCGCGGCGTTGCCGGTCGCGGACACGGCCCAAGTCCTGGTCAATCTCGGTCTCGTCCACCGAGAGAATGAATGGCTGCCCTACTGGCAAGCCTGGCTCGACTGGATGCGCCAGCAGGGTTGGCGCCGGTTCGGCCTCTACGTCTGGGACCAGGGTCCGGGCTTGCCAGGCGACTGGAACGGGCGCCTAGCGCCTGCCTTTGAGCTCGTCTTCCACTTCAATCGCAAGGCGCGCAAGCCCAACAAGATCGTGCCCTGCAAGTGGGCCGGCCACGTCAATGACACGCACGGCGGCATTCGCCACAAGGACGGCCATGTCGGTGAATGGACGCATGCCGGCCAGGGCGTCCAGGAGATGCGGATCCCGGACAACGTCATCCGCATCACGCGGCACAAGGCGCGCGGCATCGAGACGGAGCATCCCGCCGTCTTTCCGGTCGCGCTCCCCGATTTCGTGATGCGCGCCTACAGCAACGAACGCGACCTCATCTACGAGCCCTTTGCGGGGTCCGGGACCAGCATCATCGCGGCACAGCGAACCGGGCGCCGAATCAGGGCGATCGAGCTCGCACCTGAATACGTTGACGTCGCGCTGCGTCGGTGGCGCAAGCTCTTTCCCGATCAGCCAGTGAAACTCGATGGCGAAGGCCAAACCTTCGAAGCGGTCGCGCGAGAGCGCGGGGTCGAAATCCCTGCCGACGACTGAGCGGCTGCAAGTCGAGAGCTGGCCGATCGAGCGGCTCCTGCCATATGCGGCCAACGCGCGGACCCACCCCGACGAGCAAGTCGCACAGATTGCCGGCTCGATCGCGGAGTTCGGCTTCAACGTGCCGTGCCTGGTGGACGAGCGCGGCGTCTTGATTGCCGGCCACGGCCGCGTCGTCGCGGCGAAGCGGATCGGGCTGCAACAGGTTCCGGTCATTCGGCTCGGGCACCTGACGGACGCTCAAGCGCGCGCGTTTCGCCTCGCCGACAATCGCATTGCGCTCAACGCCGGTTGGGATGACGAACTACTCTCTGCCGAGCTAGAACGGCTCAGGGAAGACGGCGTCAACCTCGATCTGTTGGGTTTTGGCGAGGACGAGCTCGATCGCTTGCTCGACGGGCTCGACGCGGGGGCATCCGAGGGAGAGGATGAAGCCCCCGAGCCGCCCGCAGAGGCGGTCACGCGGCCCGGCGACCTTTGGCTGCTTGGGCCGCATCGCCTACTGTGCGGCGATGCGACAGTTGCGACCGATGTTGAGCGATTGCTCGATGGTGCGCATCCGCACCTGATGGTGACCGACCCGCCTTACGGGGTCGAGTACGATCCCAACTGGCGAGTCGAGTCCGGTGTTTCCTCGACTGCGCGGCCCGGCAAGGTCAATAACGACGATCGCGCCGATTGGCGCGAGGCCTGGAGCCTGTTTCCGGGCCAGGTTGCTTACGTCTGGCACTCGGGGATTTACGCGCGGACCGTTGCTGAGAGTCTCGATGCTTGCGGCTTCCTGGTCAGGGCGCAGATCGTATGGGCCAAGCCCCGCTTGGTGCTGAGCCGCGGCGATTATCACTGGCAGCACGAACCGTGCTTTTACGCGGTGCGAAGGGGAGCGAGCGGACACTGGCAGGGCGCGCGCGATCAAACCACGTTGTGGACCATCGCCACCGGCGAGAACGACGAGGCGACCGAGCACGGAACGCAGAAGCCGGTCGAGTGCATGCGCCGGCCGATCGTGAACAACAGTGCGAAGGGCGATCTCGTGTATGAGCCGTTTGCGGGCTCTGGTTCGACGCTGATCGCCGCCGCGTCCGTCGGTCGCGTCTGCCTCGCCATGGAAATCGACCCGCGCTATTGCGACGTCATCATTGAGCGTTGGCAGCGCCATAGCGGTAACGTGGCGACACTTGCCGGCGAGGGCAGCACCTTCGATGCATTGAAGGGTAAACGATTGAGCGGCAAAGCGCCGCCAGGCTAGCCACCCGGCGGCGCGGCAGAATTCGGCTCGGTTCAGCCAATGATGCGATAGACGCGTCCCCGGCCTTCGACCTTCTCGGACTGTACGTTCAGGCCCAGCTTCTTCTTGAGTGCGCCGGCGAGCGCGCCACGGACAGTGTGCGCCTGCCAGTCGAACTTCTTGACGATCTCATCGATCGTGGCGCCCTCGGGACGCTTGAGCATTTCGATGAGTTGCGCCTGTTTGCTGTTGGCGCGTGTGCCGGGCGTCTTGGCTTTTGCTTGGGCCTTCCGCTTCTGAGCAGTCTTGGTCTTCGCCTTGCTGGACTTGGCCATCTCGGGCTCCTTCGTAGTCGGGGCGCGACCATCGCGACCCTTCTACGACCCCGAGCCCCGCATCGGAGCGAGGCAGAGCCTTAAGGGGCGGAAGCCAGTCAGTTTCGGCGCGACAGCACGCGGTCCATCGATTGCTGGAAAGTTTCATTCGGGAGCGCGGTCTCGACGGCGTGGCGGATCACGCCCAAAATGAACAGTTGCACGCGTCTGACTGCCTGTTCGAGCGTTTCTCCGGGCAGAACCGTGGCACCGCAATTCGCGAGGAACTTGCGCAGGGCAGGCTCGCGCGCGGCGGCGACCCGGGCACGAATCTCCGCGGGAGTGAGGCCGGTCCAGTCTACCATGGCGATGCTCCTCTCGATGGTCACGCGGCCGTTTCGGCCATGATCTCGCAGTCGGTTACGAAGCCGACCAGATAGGGCAGCCCGCGCGGAATGCCGGTTTCGCGCGAAGTGCGGCGACCGATGGTCCAATTCATCCAGCGATCGACTGCGGCATCGATCGCCTGCTGGAGAGCAAGACCTTTGAACAACCCGCTTGCCACATCGTCGGCGAAGTGCCGGCCATGGCGACTGTCGAGGAAATCGCGGACGCCGGTTTCGGAGCATCCGGTCGCGTCGCCGATGGCTTGCATCGCAATCGGCCAGGCTTCGGCCGGATCGGCATGGTGGCGGATGGTGCCCCAGAAGCCCCAGGCTTCGTTGTTGCTCGGCAGGACCTTGTTCATGGCGATCTCCGTTCGCTGATGGCGCCATAAACGCGCTGCTTCGGCCCGGAGCCAAGCGAATAATCGGATCATTTGATTGCTTTGTCCGCCACACAATCATCATGGGATTATCAATCCGCGCTTATGCCAAGGCGCGTGGCGTCAGCCACGTGGCCGTGCTCAAGGCCGCGAAGGCCGGACGTATCCCTCTTGAACCGGACGGTACGATCGATCCGGCCAAAGCCGACGCGGCGTGGCAGCGTTCGACGGACCCAGGCCGCACGAAGGCAAAGCTGAAGACGTCGGCAGAGAAGCTTCGCCCGGTCGGCGAAGCCGCGCTTGGCTCCGTGCGCGAGACGCTGAAGGAGCAGGGGCTTCCCGCCGGCGGCAACGTCACGTTCGTCCAGGCGCGCACGGCGCACGAGATCGCCAAGGCTCATCTCGCGCGGCTTCGCCTGCAGCGCATGAAGGGCGAGCTCGTTGATCGTGCTCGGGCCACCGCGCTGGTGTTTCAGTTGGCGCGCGAGGAACGGGATTCCTGGCTCAACTGGCCGGCGCGGATTGCGGCCTTGATTGCAGCCGACCTCGGCGTGGAGGCGCACGCGGTCCAGAAACTCATCGAAACGCATGTCC